GGGCTCAATGATCTGGTAGTGCATCTATCTCTCCCGTGATGGGGTTCAGGCGGGGGTCAGCAGTTCAGGAGCCAATGACGGCGGTTCGGATCGGCAGGGCACTGGATGCAGTTGCAGCCCTTGAAATCGTCGGTGCGGCTGTCATCCGGCTCGCTGACTTCCCAGCGGTTCGCCTCGGTGCCGGGAGGGTCATTGCGAGTGACGTCATCCGAAACCTGCTCCGCCGACCACGACGCGGGCGCGCATACGGCGCGGAACATAAGCCCCCAGCCCAGCGGGAAAATTCGATCTTCTGTCAGGTCAACTGCGGGCTTCGTCATCTATCTCTCCCCTAGCGGTGCGGTTGGTGGTCAGGCGGGGATGATCGCGGCGTCCCGCATCGCGGCAGTCAAAGCCGCCTTCTCGCGCATCTTGCGGACCACGTAGACTTCCCATTCCTCGTCGGTCCTGAAGCGCCGAATGTTGACGTGCGGCCAAACATCATCGCGCTTGAACACATGGAAGCGCTGGAGTGCCCGGAGCTGGCGCTGCTGCTTTGCTTTCGTTGCCATCTTCATTCCCCTTGTCTGGAAGCGGTGCGCTTCGGTGTGACCTCCATAAACTACAAAACGCATTGCGCTGTCAAACGCAAAATGCATTGCGAGCACGCAAAAAAAATCACAGGGGCTGATATGAGCCGATCACGACGCCGTGGATTCGGACAATCTCTCCGTCCTCGCCGGAGCTTAGGACGATCTCGTCCTGAAACCGGGGATCGGTCGAGCAGGGGAAAAGTACCATGCCGGTTTTCAAGAACCGAAGTTCCTTGATGGTGTGCTCGTGGAGCCCGGAACGCTCACGGACCACATGCACAAGCTGGCCGTGCTGGGCACCGCCAGGGTAGCGATCATACGGTACGCAGATTGCATAAGCCCCATCGGCGATGCGCTTATTAACGCTCGGTCCGTCAACAATGACACTATATTGCAATCCCGCCGCAATGTCTTTGCGCGGTACGGCTGGCACGAGAATCCCCTCATTCTCTAGCCCTTCATCGTAGCGAAAGGTTCCAGCGCTGACGCGGGCAATCACTGGAACGTTTGTGACATGGTTAATGGCCGGTTGCGGAATTGCTTCGCTGTCGCCCGCGCCTGTGAGGATATGCGCAGCGGTTGAGTTGAACGCGCGCGCATAGCGCCTAGCAATGTCGAGCTTTAGCCCTCGGCTTCCGTTTTCATGCGCTTGGTAGGTCGTGACCGGCCAACCGTAGGCGCGCGCGGCATCGGCGGCGGTCTCAAACCCGCGCTTCTCCCGTAGCCTTTTAAGCCGCTCGCCCTGCTCTTCGCTCATCGCACTCATAAAACACATTCTCGAACGCAAGACGTAGTTGCAACGCAATGCGTTTTGTGTTTTATGGGCAGCATGAAACGCGCACCCGACACATTCGACGCTCTGATTGAGGCTTGGGGCATAGCCATTTTCGCTGCCGATCTCGGGGTCAACTACTCCACCGCCAATGCGATGAAGCAGCGCAACTCGGTCGCCGTGAAATACTGGGACGCCATTCGCAAGGCGGCTCCTAAGCGGGGCTTCAAGGTGAGTGTCGAGGACCTGCTCAAGATGCGAACCGGCGTTCGCGTTCCCCAATCGGAGGACGCAGCGTGAACGCAGCACCCGACCAGTTGCGCGCCTTTGTCGAGCGGATCGTTCGCCTCCGCGAGGAAGTGAAGGCGATCAATGGCGACATTCGCGAGGTCTATGCCGAGGCCAAAGGCAACGGCTTCGACAAGACGGCGCTGGGGCAGGTGGTGTCTCACGTCGAGAAGCGCGCCGCCGACCCCGACAAGGTGGCAGAGCGCTCGGCTCTCTTTGACCTGTACCTCGACGCCTACGATGGCGCTGGCACGGCGCTTGCTACGCACACGCATGAGATCGAAGCATGACCGACCTCAACCTGTTCACCCTCATTCCTGCCGTCACCGCCTTTGTCCTGTTCTGCGCTTACGTCAGCGGCGTGCGTCTCAGCGACTTCAGGGGGCGCAAGTGAAGTGGCTCGTTGTCCTCGGCATGGTGGCGATAGAGCCGATCATTCTCCTCCTGGGCGTTGCCCTGGTGCTGACCGTAGCGGCGGCGCTGGCATGACCCATTCGCATTCAGCAGCAGCCGTTTCCCTCAGGTCTGGCGCTGATAGGCCGGGACGCTCGTCCTCCTCCCCGAGCGTCCCGGCTGCTCTTCCACACGTCCAGATTTATGACGACAGCCGAGCGATGGGGCTCACTCGTGGGGCGCGCTGTCGCCATAAACCTGCGCGTGCGCAGGGCTGCTTGCATGTGCAGGCAGTTGGAGAAGTCACCGATTTCCCCGGCTTCTTCTTTCGTGATGACCTCCCTGTAACTAGGGGCGGGCTCCGCGCTCGCCCCGCTTTTCATCAATTCGATTTCCGCACGCAGCCAACCTGGCAGGGCATCGCTGACGTGCTTCCAAGTCATTTCCTAAGTCTCCGTCACTCCGTCTCGGCTGGGATCAAACCTAGCCAAGGAGTCGTCGGAAATGTCCGAAACTACGAAGGAGAAGCCCGAAGTGTCTGAGTTGGCTTTTGCCTCAAATGCCATGCGCCAGCGGATTGCACCGCCTGCCCTTGGCTCAGTCAAAGAACGGATCAACCGGGCAGCGGCGGCGCTCCGGTGGTCTTCCAGCCGTACCAGGGATGTCTGGTACGCCGACCCTCGGGTCAGCATCAAGCCGCGAGAACTGCGCAAAATCGAGGAGATCGCAGGTGTCGTCTATGGACGGAAAGAACTCAGCGAGATCGATGCCATCATCTCCAGAGCCGACGCACTCCTCATGGGCACGGATCCGGATTTCGTTCGCCCGTTCATTGCTGCGCTCCGCGCGCTGGTTGGCGCTGCTGATCGCACCGGAACTGAGGGGGAGTGAATGACGCAGTTCCGGATCAAACCATACAGGGCGACCAGTTGGATCGTGCAGCGCAAGTGGGGGCCATTCTGGTGTTCTGAGTACGAAGATTTCGGCATAGCTGACTTCCTGCGGACCTTTGAGACGGAAGCCGAGGCAGAGCGGTACATCCACGACGAACTCGCCATAGAGGCGCGCCGGGCCGATGGCCGGCGGAAGGCGCACGAGCGCCAGCGCACCATTGGGCCGAGGGTCTACCCATGACCTCCCACCCCGCCAAAGTCGGCCGCGTTGTGTCCCGCAAGACACCCCACCGGATAACGACCAGGTTGCCGCACAAATTCGCACTGGTGACAGCCCAGCTCCGCGCAGAGATGAAGGCGAGGGGACAGTGAGCACAGAACTCGCGACGGCGCGAACCGTCATCAGCCTGCTTGAAGAATACGACGAGAAGGCCGCAGGCGTTGACGGTGCGATTGCCGCCTATGAAGCCGCTTGCACGGCTATCGAGATGGCTGGGACAGTGGCGGGCACCTATGCCGAGCCAGTGTTGCGCGGTCGCTCGTATGTTCATGCAAGCGAGATGCGGAAGAACCTGCTCAAGTCCGGCTGGAAAGCGGTCTATTCCCGGTTGAACATTGACCAGATCGCCAGCGCCAATGACAAGCGTCTGTTCGAGCGCACCTTGGCCGACCCTCCGCCGCTGACCTATGACAACGCCAAGGCGACCTTTGGACCATACCTCGAAAACCCCCGGCTGCATATCCTGCGAGGGCTTGCCGAGGCGTTCTCGTCATTGGACCCCGCCTATCGTTCTCACTCCAAGGTAAAGATTGGCGTAAGCAAACTTCCCAAGCGGGTCATCCTGTCGAGCGTTGCCGCATATGGCAGCACGCACGGGAGCTATGGCCGTGAACGGTTGCGGGACATTCTCAACGCGCTCGCCGCCTATCAGGGCAAGCCGCTGCTGACCCATGGCGAGCTGTCGCTGATCCTGGAGGATGGCGAAGCCCTCCGCGTCACGCGGGAAGTGCCGGCCGGTGCCACTAAGTACAAGCGGGAGCGCAGCGAGAAAACCGAGACGATCATCGGCCGCGATGTCTGGCTGAAGCGGTACGACAATGGCAAAGGGCATCTCTACTTCGGCCCAACGGCCTTGCTCGACATCAATCGAGGGCTGGCCGAATTTTACGGCGACGTTCTGCCGGATGTGGAGCCGGACAACGCCAAGCCCGCCGCTGGCACCAGCGTATCGAAAGACCTGCAATTCTATTGGTCACCTGAGAACGTGGTGAAGGCCGCGCTGGACTTTGCGAACGTCAATGACATCACCGAGTACCGGACCCCGGTTGCACCAAAGCGGGTGCTGGAGCCGTCGTGCGGCGACGGTCGTATCCTCGACGGCATCCGCGCCAATGGGCATCAGTCGCTTGGCATCGAATACCACGCAAAGCGGGCCGCTGAGGCGAAGGCCAAGGGCCATGCCGTACTTGTCGCCAATTTCCTCGAATGCCCGCCACGGGCAGAATTTGACGCCGTGGTGATGAACCCGCCGTTCTACGGTCGTCACTACGTCAAGCATGTACGGCACGCGCTCAAGTTTCTGAAGCCGGGCGGCACGCTGGTGTCGATCCTGCCAGCGTCCGCGCACTATGACCACGGCGAGCTTGATGGCGAGTGGCGCGACCTGCCCGTAGCCAGCTTCTCCGAAGCCGGAACTAACGTTCCGACAGGGCTTTTGCGCATTAGGGCCGCCGCATGACCCACCTCAACCTCACCAGATCCCTTGCCGATGTATGGGGCCTCACACCCGAACAGGTGGCCCATGAGCGCACCCTGCACGCCGCTGCAACCCTTCCCAAGCCATTCCGCCGCGCATTGCCCGAGGCCCGCGTCATCGACGTTGTGCCCACCCGCAAGCCTTACGCTGGCAAGGAAGCCCACCCCGTCATTGTGGAGAGCGTGAAATGAGCTACGAGGCAGAACTCGCCGATCATTATGCAGGCGTTCGCGCGCGGCTTGGCTTTGTCCGCCCGCCCGAACCGCCCGTGGCACTGCCACCGCCGCCCGAGCCTGAGTTGGCAATTGACCCGTGGCCGGAACACGAGCCGGTGCCGTCGTACCGCACGGTGCTGCGCGAAACCGCCGCCAAGTACAACACGACCACTGCCGCGATCATCGGCTATTCGCACGCTAGGGCCATCATGCCAGCGCGCCGGGAATCCGCCGCTCGTATGTACCTGGAACTCGGCATGACGCTGATGCAGATCGGCAAGCGCATGAACCGGGACCATACCACGATCCTGCAAACGCTGCGCAAGGCGGCGGTGGAGTTCCCAGACCTCGCCGACCTTATCGAGACGCGGCGGGTGATGGCCGACGCGGAACGGGAGCGCAAGCGTTTCGATGCCATCCGGTATCACCGCATGGGGCTTTCCCGCAACGAGATTGCTCGCCTGACGGACCTTAGCCCTCGGCTGGTTACGTCGATCATCGAGAAGTACGGCGAGCGGGAAGAGGCAGCAGACGAGCTGGCCGATGATTTGGAAAATGCAAGTCAATAGCCAAAGCCGTGAATAACGCGAGCAACGGGGAAGGTTGCCAATCACGGCAGGGGTAGATTAGGGCATGAGCAACGAAGCGTTGACCGCAGTAGCAAAGGCAGACATCCGCCCCAGTGGCCGGAAGTTTGTTGCTATGGCACTTGCTGACTACGCCGACGAGGCTTGGTCCTGTTTCCCCTCCGTGCAGCAGTTGGCCACCTACACCAGTCAAGGCGAAAAGACCGTCCGCGACCATCTGGACGCGCTGGAAGAGGCAGGGGTTATTTCCCGCGAGAGGCAGCGCCGGGAGGACGGGACGCTGGGTCGATACCGCTTCAGGCTCCACCGGCGAAATCTGCCAGTGGCGAATTTCGCCAGAGGCGAAAAACAACCATCACCAGCGGCGAAATCCGCCACGCATAACCCCCAACTAGAACCATCATCTATTTCTCTGGTGCGCGAGCCCGACCAATTCGATGAGTTTTGGGAGGTGTACCCGAACAAGGTTGGTAAGGCGGATGCCAGACGGAAGTTCGCGCCAGCCCTCAAAAGCATCGACTTCCCAACCATGATGGCCGCTCTGCGCCGATACGTCGCCAAGACCGACGACCGGCCTTGGTGCAACCCGGCAACGTGGCTTCATCAGGAACGATGGGCCGATGAACCAGCCGCCGTGCAGCCTCGCGGCTCCCCAGCCCGGCCGGATTCACCCCTCGACGTAGCCGACCGCCTGCTCAACGAATTGAGGTTCGCAAATGGACACTCCGACCCGCCTTCTGACAGCAATTCGCAAGCTCTTGTCGCCTTTCCCGGCAGGGCATACGCAGGGCAACGCTGAGGACGTGATGCGGCGCTACCTCGAAGTGGCACAGGGGTTCGATCCTGCGCTTGTCGAGGAGGGTGTCGAAATCTGCCTCACCGGCCGGTTGCCGGGATACACGGGGCAGTTTGCGCCGACGCCGCCCATGTTCGCTTCGGCCTGCCGTCTCGCTGCCGAACACTTCGCCCGTCAGCGCTACGTCGACAAGTTCGCTACGCCAGAACTGCCGCCGCCCGACGTTGCCAAGACGCCAGAGCAGCGCGCCCGTGCCCTCGCCATGGTCAACCAGTTCGTTGCCCAGCAGGCCGAACTGATCGAAGGCGAAACCAGCGAGCAGACCAAGCGCCGGCAGGAACGCGCCGCCAAGGTCAACGCCCGGTTCAAGCCTGATCTGTCCGAAGCCGCCGTTATGGAACGCCTGCTCGGCTATTCCACCGGTAGCCCCGAAAGCGAGGAGCATGCAGCGTAATGCGGATTTACCTGGACTGCGAATTTAACGGTTTTGGCGGCGAGCTGATTTCGATGGCGCTTGTCGCCGACGATGGCCGGGAATGGTACGCCGTTCTGCCGGAGCCGCGCATCTGGAACGCGTGGTGTTTCGAGAACGTGTTCCCGATCATGGGCGCAATCGAGCCTACCATCTGGGCGCGAAGCATGGAAGAGTTTCGCGTCTCGCTGTTCAACTGGCTTGATGCTTACGACAACCCAACCATCGTTGCCGACTGGTACACAGACCTCGTGCATTTCTTCAGCGTGTTCGGCGGCCGGGACCATACCGAAAGCATGGCCTATCAGTGCCGCGCTGAACTGCGCACGGACATTGACGAGATCATCGCCGATGTGCCGCACAACGCGCTGTCGGACGCCCGCGCCATCAAGCAGGCATGCGAGGCACTGACATGACCGACCTCCCCAACGGGTTCAGCAGGGACTTCAGCGAGGCGCCCCGAGACGTAGCGTTCATCGCGTATTTCGCGCAGGAACACTGGGACGGCGAAATTGAGCCTACGCCAGTCTGGGCATGGTTCGATGAGGCTGGCGCGCTTGAAAGCGAAGTAGGGCCGCTGCCAACCTCCTCTCCCAAGCCCTTCTCGAAGCCCACAATGCCGGAAGGGAGGCAATGAGGCAGGAAGCGGCTTGGGCTGTCGAGGCAATGGAGCCCAAGGTTTCGCGGAATGAATACGACGTCGGCGCGACCGCTGCGTTTCTGTCCGCCGCAGACGCCATCCGTTCAATCAAATAGGGGACAAGACACATGGGGCGCAGGTACTACGCAAAGAACGGGGAAGCGGATCGCTGGGTGCAAGAGCACGCTGCCTGGCAAGGCGACGAATGCCTCATCTGGCCCTACCGGCGAAATGAAAAAGGGTATCCGGTTGCTGGCGGCCACAGACGCATGCACCGAGAAATGTGCGAACTGGCTAATGGCGCTCCGCCTACTCCGAAGCACGAGGCCGCGCATTCATGCGGGAACGGCAGCGCCGGGTGCATCAACCCGCGCCACCTGTCTTGGAAGACACATGCCGGCAACATGGCTGACATGGTTGAGCACGGCCACTCCAACCGAGGCACGAAGAACCCGATGGCTAAGCTCACTGAAGACGCGGTGCGGGAAATTCGCTCGGCGCCTCGGCAGGCTTATGGGCATGCCAGGGCTATGGCTGCGAAATACGGCGTATCGAAGGATCTGGTTGTGATGATCCGCCGGGGCGAGCGGTGGGGGTGGGTCGAATGAGCAAGCGCGGGGCAAAGGCAGTGGCAGTCGAAATTGAGACGGGCGACATGATCGTTGAGATGCGCATCGATGACCCAACGACATCGTGGTCTCAGTTCCTTTACGAGATTGAGAACGGCCTAGCGCACCCCGGCAAGAGAACCGCGCTGGTCAACAAAAGGGAACTCATGGGCGGGTTTTGCCGGTTCCATGGCACACAGGTCCAAGAGGAAGCGATGCGCCAGTTCAAGGCGCTCTATGAGCGATCCTTGGTGGGTGGAGCCAAGGCAGTCGACCCATCACGCGAGGTTGTCGACGGAGGCGGCATCAATCCGCATCTGACGGCCATGACCGGTGCAGCAGCTCGAGCAAGGTTCGGTGCATTGCGTGCCCACCTCACCGAGCCCGTGTTCAAGTGCGTTGAGTTCGTCGTCATGGGCGACCACGGCCCGACCTCATACGCCCGCTGGCGCTATCGTGAGCGCGTCCCCGGTGGCAGTCTGGTGGGCAAGGGCAGCGTCGAGATGCGGGCATTCGCCGACAGGATCGCAGTATTTCTCAATCTGTCCAACGAAAGGGTAGCATAATGGCGACGGTCAAGATCAAGAGGACGTCTGCCGGTTTGAAGGGCGCGCTATTCGAGGCCATCGAAGCGTTGCGCGCTGGCGACATTGATGCAAACGAGGCAAAGCAGATTGCTGGGCTTGCTCGTGAGATCACCAATGTCACGCGGCTAGAGCTGGACCTATACAACTATCAGGAAACGCAGGCGTCTTTTGCCGATATGGCGCTCCCTGCCTTCAATTTGGACCCAGAAGATGCTGACATGCAAGCGCTGCCAGGCCCGGCATCAGGGGACGATGATGCGGACAAACCCCAGGTTTCGCAGGGTGCGGCTGCTGATTGAGCGCGATGTGCCGCACGACCAGTTCGGCAGACTGCTCATGTGCCACCATTGTCAGCGGGCGGTGTACTTCGCGGGCTCCCTTGAGCAGCTCCTAATTCGCGATCTGGAGCGGGAAGCGATAAAACATGTGACCCGAAATAGCGGTATCCACATACCGTCTTGACATTTGGCGCGAATACAGGGCAAATCAGGCAGTCTAGGCGCTGCTACGCCGACAGCTCTTGGTAAGTCCTAGGCCTTGCGTCTTTCAGGAGATAAGCTGCGTGTATCGCAGCCGCGCTTAGGGTCAAGTTTCTCCCGGCAACTGAGCACTGCCGGGTGTGCCTGCGGGGTCCGCAGATTGCTCAGTCAAGCCGCAGTTTCCTGCGTCCTTGACTCTCGATTGACGGGGCAGCTACCCCGTCGGTGTCTAGGCGCAAAGCGCCGGTAGGTATCGCCAGCACTGGGCCACCCACTGGCGGGAGCGGGGCTCGGGGCGACCTCTCTGGATACACCCAACGTTCCAACAAGCAGGGCTCGGGCAACCGGGCCCGATTGATTCAGGTGAAATATGATCGACCCTCGCTTTACCACCGCACGAACAACGCCGCGCTAACCAGCGCCGCCGTAGCTCAGTGGTAGAGCAGCGTCTTCGTAACTCGTTGGTCGGGGGTTCGATTCCGCCCCGGCGGCACCAGATTGCCCGTGCGGTGAAAAAGGGCATGCAGGCCGAGAGGCACGGCGACTTGCCGTCGAAAGCTGTATCCGTGAGGCCCGCCAGCCGTCCAAGCTATTGCGGGTCAGGGGCGTGTGGTGCTGGGTCGCCCACGCCCCTTCAATTACAGCCACGATTTCACCGCCGCGCGTCTCCACCGCCAAGCCGGGTAACGGCGTATCTCAGCCCTCGATCCGAGGGCGCATGGCTGACCAACGCTCATCAAGCCCAAGCAGTAGAACAAACGTATCGCCAAACAGGCGCATGAGCAGGTGGTCTATCGCTCCAGCCGGGGTGGTAAGAATTCACTTTGCGCGACCAAGCCATGTGCAGTCGCAGGGACTAGACCCGTCAAGGGTTTAGCGGATCAGAACAATGCCATTCGAAAAAGGCTCCAGCGGCAACCCTGGTGGGAGGCCGAAGCACAAGCCGTTTCAGGAAGCGCTGCGCATGGAAATGCTGGCGGCTGAACGAGGCGAGGCATGTGAGGCCAAGCCGGGATCGCTCCGCTGGAACGCTCGGCAGTTGCTCGAAAAGGGCGACGTGCCTGCCATCAAGGAACTCGCCGACCGCCTCGACGGCAAGGTGCCGCAGGCTGTTGTTGGCGACGACGAACACGATCCCATTAGCGTCGTAACAAAGATCGAGCGCGTCCTTGTCAGGGCGAACACTTCAGATCCCAACGGCTGAGGTATTCGAGCCGCTGCTCGAACCCGCACGAGACAAAGGCGCCTGGGGCGGTCGTGGTTCTGGCAAGTCGCATTTCTTCGCCGGCCTGCTGATCGAAGACAGCCTCGCCAACAAGGGCCTGCTGAGCGCCTGCATTCGTGAAGTGCAGAAGTCGCTTAAGGATTCTGCCAAGCGCCTGATCGAAAGCAAGCTGGAGGAACACTCGCTGGGTGAGGCCGATGGCTTCAAGGTGTTTCGCGAGGTCATCGAGACGCCGGGCGATGGCGCAATCATCTTTCAGGGCATGCAGGACCACACGGCAGAGTCCATCAAGTCGCTGGAGGGTTTCAAGCGAGCGTGGGTCGAGGAAGCGCAGACGCTGTCGCAGCGCAGCGTTGGCCTGTTGCGCCCGACCATTCGAGCCGATGGCTCCGAACTGTGGTGGAGCTGGAACCCACGTCGCAAGGCTGACCCTGTCGACAGCATGTTGCGCGGGGCAAACGTTCCGACCGGGTCTGTGGTGGTTCGCGCCAACTGGTCCGACAACCCGTGGTTTCCCAGCGTGCTTGAACAAGAGCGGCTGGACTGCATCAGGAACCAGCCGGAGCAATATGACCATGTCTGGGAAGGTGGATACGCCACAGTGCTAGAGGGCGCATACTACGCTCAGGCCATATCGACGGCACGGGCTGAAAAGCGCATCGGCCATGTGGCTCGCGATCCGCTGATGCCGATCAAGGCATTCTTCGACATCGGCGTAAAGGATGCGACGGCCATCTGGGTCGCGCAATTCGTCGGCCGTGAGATCCGGGTGCTGGACTACTACGAGGCGGTGAACCAGCCGCTGTCGGCGCATCTCGATTGGCTGCGGGCTCGTGGCTACGGCAATGCGCTGTGCGTTCTGCCTCATGATGGCAACCACGCCGACCAGATCAAGGCGATCAGGTTCGAGGACCACGTCAAGGCCGCAGGGTTTGCAGCGAAGACCATTGAGAACCAGGGCAAGGGCGCAGCACTGAAGCGGGTAGAAGCGGCTCGCCGGCTGTTCCCTGCCATCTGGTTCAATGAGGCCACGACCACGCCGGGGCTCGACGCCTTGGGCTGGTATCACGAGCGAAAAGACGAAGCGCGCAACGTAGGGCTTGGGCCTGACCACGATTGGTCGAGCCACGGCGCGGATGCGTTTGGATTGATGTGTGTTGCCTACGAAGAACCGCAGAAGCCCAAGCGGGTAGCGGCTCGTGGCGGCGGTGGGTGGATGGGCTGATGACGCACAAGCAAATCATTTTTGCCCAGCGGTTTGCATCTCTGCTGTGGGAATGCGCCGGCATTTACGAACTTAACCCGACCGGCTGGCTGCGATGCCGTCAAATGGCTTGCGAACAGTACGCACTGGCGCGAAGGGCGATGGGCATCGATGGCTGAATCTGACGACATCCTCGCCGAAGGCAAGCGGCTGTTCACGCTGGCTGAAGAAGCCGAGAGCGACAACCGCAAGACTGCCGAGGACGACATCACGTTTGCCCGCGAAGGCAAGCAGTGGCCCTCCGACGTGGCAAAGCAGCGCGAGGACGATGAGCGCCCGATGCTGACCATCAACAAACTCCCGGCGTTCATCCGCCAGGTGGTCAACGACGCGCGCATGAACAAGCCATCGGTGAAGGTGCATCCGGCAGACAGTGGCGCCGATCCTGACACAGCCGAACTGCTCGACGGGCTGATCCGCAATATCGAGTACACCTCGAATGCGGACGTGGCCTATGACACGGCCATTGAGAGCGCGGTGTCTGGCGGGTTCGGCTACTGGCGCGTTGGTGTGGACTATTCCTACCACGACAGCTTTGACCTCGACCTGTCCATCAAGCGCGTGGCCAACCCGTTCTCGGTCTATGGCGACCCGAATTCGCTGGAGGCGGACTCGTCGGACTGGATGAATGCGTTCGTGGTAGAGCGCTATTCCAAAGCCGACTTTGAGGCCAAGTACGGCAAGGACAACGAAACCTATTCGAACTGGGACAATTCCGACGCCTTCGATGAGGAAGCGTGGCGCGAGGGCAATGAGCGCCAGGTTGCCGAGTGGTGGAGCCGCAAGGAGGAACAGGTCAAGGTTCAGCAGTTTGTTGACGTGCGGTCCAATCGGCCGATCACGCTCACTGCCGAGCAGCTTGCCAGCGACGAAGATATCCAGATGGCGCTGCAGCTCGGGCTTCTGCAGTTCAAGCGCGAACGCGATGCCAAGCTGTTCAAGGTCAAGCAGCGCATCATGTCAGGCTCCGAGGTCATCAACGCGCGTGACTGGCCCGGCTGCTATATTCCGATCATCCCGGTCTATGGCGACGAGATCAACATCAAGGGCAAGCGGCTGTTCCGCTCGCTGATCCACCCCGCCATCGATGCGCAGCGCATGTTCAACTACTGGCGTACGACATCGACAGAGTTGGTGGCGCTTAGCCCCCGCGTGCCGTTCATCGGCCCGGAAGGCACATTCGACAACGACCCGAACTGGCAGACCGCCAACACCAGGTCGCACCCGTATCTGGAATATGTGGACAAGGGGCAGGCGCCACAGCGTCAGTCGCTCGATAGCGGCCCAGCTGCTGGTGCGTTGCAGGAAGCGCTCAACGCCTCCGACGACATGAAGGCCATTCTCGGGATCTACGACGCCTCCCTTGGTGCGCGCTCGAACGAAACGAGCGGCCGGGCCATCATGGCTCGCCAGCGTGAAGGCGATGTTTCGACGTTCCACTTCATCGACAACCTGAGCCGCGCCATTCGTCACACCGGGCGGATTCTGATCGACCTGATCCCGCATGTCTACAGTGGCGAGCGGATCGTGCGGGTCATGGGCGAGGATGGCACGCCAGAGGCCAAGACGGTCAATGCGCCATATCCGAAGGTCGACCCAAAGACGGGGCAGCCGGTAACGCAGCCTGTCATGGGCCCGAATGGCCAGCCTGAGATGGACCCGACCACGCAGCAGCCGCTTACTGAGCCGGTGCTGGCGCTGCATGACCTGTCGGCCGGCAAATACGACGTGACGGTCACTACTGGCCCGAGCTTCACGACCCGTCGCGAGGAAGCCGCGTTCCAGATGACCGAAATCATGCGGGCGCTGCCGATGTCCGCCCCGATTGTGGGCAAGCATCTGGCCAAGAACATGGACTGGCCGGGCGCTGACGATATCGCCGAAGAACTAGACCAGATCGGCAAGCCGCAAGTACCGCCCGAAATGCAGCAGATGATCGAGGAAGGTAAGGCAGAGATTGCCCGGCTGACCGAGGAAAACCAGTCGCTGAAGATGGACCGTTCCATCGATCAGGCGAAGCTGCAGGCGGACATCCAGCAGGCCAATGTCGAAGCAGAGAACAAGGTCAAGATCGCCCTGATCGATATCGAGGCTGAGAAGCAGATCGCTATGGCCAAGATCGAGGCCCAGAAGGAAATCGACGCCTACAAGGCCGGATTGCAGGCACAGGTTGCCGCGTCACGGCCCCAACCGCAGAGGACAGCCGATGCCTAGCATACTCTGGGTCAATGACAACGGCACCACGACCGTTGTGGAAGTGGATGACGAGGGCAATCGCATCGATGTGCCCGAGGTGAAGCCGGAACCGGCTCCTGTCGCCCCCCGCAAACCAGGGCGACCGCGCAAGCAGCGCTGATCAAGTTTCAAGGCTCCCAACCGGGGGCCTTTTTCTATGCACCAATCCAATAGAAAAGGAAGTGCGCCACATGGCCGACGAAGAAATCCCCGCCGCACTGGAGACCCCAGCAAGCGTGCAGGAGACGCCTGCTCCCCAGCCTGAACCGGAACGCATCCTAGACCCCGGCGAGGTGCTGGAAACCGAGATCCCCGAGCTGACTGCCGAGGAAGTCGAGACTATCGAAATCGATTGGGACGACGGGAAGAAATATTCCATCCCCAAGGCGCTTGAGCCCGGCCTGCTCAAGAACAAGGACTACACGACCAAGACACAGGAACTCGCCGCGCGCCGGCAGGAACTCGACACTCGCCACGGCGAAATCGAGCAACGCCTGCAGGCCACCGACGAGGAACTGAAAGACCGAGCTATCCTTCTCGCCGTGAAGGAGCAGATCGAGGGCTACAAGAACAAGGACTGGATGACCCTCTACCGGGAAAATCCCGACGCGTATCATGCCCAGCAAGCGCACTTTCAGCAGCTCCAGCAGTTGGAAGCGCAGACGGCAGACAGCCTGAAGACCAAGCAGACCGAACGGACTCAGCTTGCGGAGCGTGAACTCGCCAACCGCGTTGAGGAAACCATCTCGTTCGCGCAAAAATCCATTCCGGGCTGGAAACCCGAATTGACCGAGACACTGGTCAAGTTCGCCCAGAGCGAAGGCATCCCGGACGATGCGATCAAGGCTAACTGGTCGCCGAAGTTCTACAGCCTGCTCCACAAGGCGCACATCGGGTCTTTGACCCTGCAGAAACTGAACGCCCCCAAGCCGGCCCCTGCACAAGTCGCACCTCTGGCGACGGTGACAGGCAAGGCAACCCCCGCCGCACGCACCGATCTGGCCGCCATTGACGACATGGAAGCCTACATCGCTGCCCGCAAGAAAGGCGTTGGGGGCAAGGCGCCGTTCTAAGCCAACCCCCGCTTTCTCGTCGTGATGACGACAAGGCCCAGCGCCGCTGATGCGGCCAGAAGGACCACAAAATGAGCAACACTACGCTTACGGCGGACATCATTGCCAAAGAGGCGGTGATGATCCTCGAAAACGAACTGGTCATGGCGAACCTTGTTCACCGTGGCTACGAAGAAGAGTTCACCAACAAGGTCAACGGCTACAATGTTGGTGAAACCGTCTCTATCCGCCGTCCGACCGATTTCACTGTCCGCGACGGCGCCGTTGCTGCCGTGCAGGACGTGGTCGAAGGCAAGACCACCTTCACGGTGGACAAGCAGAAGGGCGTGGACTTCAAGTTCACCTCGTCCGACCTGACCCTGCAGATTGGCGACCTCGCGGAACGCGTCATGAAGCCGGCCCTGGTCCAGCTCGCCAACCAGGTCGATCGCGACGTGTTCGCGCTTTACAAGAAGATCCCCAACCACGTCACCATCCCCTCGGGCGGCATCAACTCCTATGCTGACTTTGCCCTGGCGGCTGAGCGCATGGACCTCATTGGCATTCCCGCCGACGACCGTCGCGCCGTTCTGACCGCTTCGGACAAGTGGGCGATGCTCGGCTCGCAGACTGCTCTCTACATGCAGGATGTGGCCAAGGGAGCCTTCCGTGAAGCCAGCATGGGCCGGATCGGTGGTATCGACACCTATTCCAGCCTCAACGCCCCCCGGCACACGACCGGCTCTCGTACCGGCACCGATGCCATCGCGGCATCGTTCACTGGCGATACCTGGGCCGCCACCAAGGACACCAACTACAGCACCATCCACATCGGCTCGATGTCTGGGGCGACGGTGACTCTGGCTGCCGGTGACACCCTGACCATCGCGGACGTCTACGACGTCAACCCCGTGACCAAGGAGCAGCTTCCGCACCTCAAGATGTTCACCGTGGTCAACGCCGAAACGGCGTCCGGCTCGGCCATCGCGGCGTGCGAAATCTCCCCGGCGATCATCGTCTCTGGAGCCCAGCAGACCGTCGCTCTCGCTGCCGGCGTGACCGACATCAACACCAAGACCGTCACCTATCAGGGTGCCGCGTCGACCGCCTACGCGCAGAACCTCTACTTCCACAAGAACGCGTTCGGTCTGGTCATGGTCCCGATGGTGAAGCCTCCGGGCGCCATCGACGTTGGTCGTCGCACCTACAAGGGCATCAGCGTTCGCGTGATCCCGTACTACGACGGCGGCAACGACGTCTCCAACTGGCGCTTGGATATTCTCTACGGCACCAAGGCCATCGACCCACGCCTCGCTGTCCGCGCCTCGCTCGCGGCCGACGTGGCATAAACCCAGCCAGAAGGAGAAATCGAAATGGCTCTCAAGCAGCTCAGCGATGGCGGTGCAGATGGCACCGTCCTTGGCCAGTCGTCCACCGATCTGGTCAGCTTCTACGGCGGCACACCTCGCGCGCGTCCGTCCGTTCCGGCGGCAATCACCGATGCGTCCGGCGGCACTGCTGCCGTGACCAACGGCGTGCTGACGCTGACCGGCACGTACAACTCGACCATCATTGCAAATGCGCTGGCGACCATTATCGCCTCGCAGACATCGCTTCGCGCCGCTCTGGTGTCTCTGGGCATCGTGGCGTGAAGATACTGGTCGCAATTCCGGCCTATGACCGGAAGCTGACCTGTGAAACCGCGCGCTCCCTGCTTAATGAGCAGGGGGCCGCTCATCTGGCAGGGGTCGAGCTTCAAATCGTGTTCGTCCCCGGCTCCTCCCTTATCACTCAGGCGAGGAACCAGGCGGTCAAGGAGTTCATCGACTCCGACGCTGACCGCATGGTGTTCATCGACAGCGATGTTGCCTGGGAAGTCGGCAGCCTGCTGCGCATCGCCTCCCACGAGGTGGACTTCTGCGGCGGCGCCTATCGCTACAAGGACGAGACTGAAGGTTATCCGGTCGGCTGGATCAACGACCGCGACGAGCTATGGGCCGACAAGGACACCGGCCTGATCGAAGTGGCCATGCTCCCCGGCGGGTTCCTGAGCCTGAGCCGGGACGTGTTCCTGAAGCTCAGCAAGGCGCATCCAAACCGGGTGTACGAGTTTCACGGCCATCCATTTCACGCCTTCTTTCATTGCCCTCCGGGTGACGGTGAAGACGGCGCCTTCTGCCGCGACTGGCGCGAAGCGGGCGGGGAAATCTGGCTCGACCCCGAGCTGACCCTGACGCATGTCGATGGCGCGCAGAAATACACCGGGCGCATTGGCGACTGGCTTCGAAATCGAGGTTGACGCATGGCACTGGCGAATTACACCGACCTGCAAGCCTCTGTTCTCGACTGGATGAAGCGAGCGGGCCAAACCGGGCAGGTTGTCGATTGGATCACGCTTGCCGAGGCGCGGCTAAACCGGGAACTTGGGCCGCTTGAGGCAAACGCCTCGCTGACCGGCACAGTCAGTTCGCGTGAATTGGACATTTCGGCGCTGGCAATGGTTGAGCCGGTTTCCATGTTCATTGCCGATTCTGGCTCGGCAGACGAAAAGCTGCTGCCGCTGCGGTCTCCGGCCAATATGGCCTATTTCGACAGCAATGATCGACCAACCGAGTGGTGCGTGGATTCTCCATCCGCCATCAAGCTCAATGCGCCCTGCGATGCGGCCTACGCGTTCCGGTTTCGATACCGGCAGCGGTTTGCGCTCGCGACTTCCGCGACCAACTGGCTGCTGACCAATCATCCCGACGTGTACCTGGCCGCCGCCATTGTCTGGGGGTCTGCCTACAATATCGATCTGCCGGCCGCATCGGCATGGAAGGGGTTGCTCGATGAGGCGATCCCGTCGATCAGAAAAACCATCGCCAAGCAGCGCAAGGGTCTGGCGAAGGTTGACCCCGCACTGTCTGCGCGTGGTGGGATTCTGACCTATTCAGACTGGGCTACGGCAGAATGATTATCCCCTATGGCAAGTGGGAGCCCGACCGTCATGGTCCAGGGGTGCGGTTGCGCGTCTGTGAGGGCGTCATCAGCATTGCCGAGGGCTATGGGCCATTCCCGCAACTGATCGGCGCCGATGGGGCGGAAACGCTGTCCGGTAGCCCCCGCGGGCTGATCTCGGTGCTGGCATCGGATGGCAACTGGTACGTGTTCGCGGCGACGGCGTCGAAAATCGAGAAGATGCAGTCCGATTTTACATGGACCGATATTGAAACCGGCCGCACCGTGCCAACCGGTGAAGATGTCAGTTTAGCGATCTTCGATGCGTTCCTGATCAATACCGACACGACCTCGGGCATGAAGGCGTACAATATTGTTGGTGGCGGGACCAACGACGCGGTGTCAGGCGCCCCGTCCGCCCGGTTCATCTTCACCTGTGGCAATACGCTGTTCGCGCTTGGTACTGCTGCGGAGCCGAGACGCTTCGCCAACTCGGATCGTCGCGATCACACAAAATGGTCTGGCGGCGTTGCCAACGGCAACAGCTTTCAGGATGGAGGCGCGCTCGTCGGTGGTGCCGACCAGAGCAATGGTTACGGCGTCATCCTTCAGGAGAGCGCAGTTCGCGGCATCATCTGGCAGGGAAGCCAGTATTCGGTCCCGTTGATCTCTGATGGGCTTGGCTGTGTCGCTGCTCGCACCATCGGGTCGTATAACGGCAAGATCGCATTCTGGGACGAGAACGGCCCTTGGCTGATCGATGGGCAGTCTGCGCCGGTCAATATCGGCGTCGAGAAGATCAACCGCTGGGCGGCGGAAAACATCGGCCGGCAGAACTTCAAGAACCTGCAATGCACGGTTGATCCGCAGCGGCAGCGGTTCCTGTGGCGCATCGATGCCAGCCAGGTTCTGGCATGGGGATGGATGCCGGGGCTCGATGACTTCACCATCCTGCCGGCACAGACAGCCGCCTTGGCGCGCATCGCCACGCCCGCCGTCACCGTTGATGGCCTGACTGGCACCGTTGACCAGCTCGAAGGGACGATTGACGATCTCGGCGGCTCCTCGGCGCCAGTGCTCGGCGGCCTCAACTCAGCGCTGAAATATGCGACGTTCACCGGTCCCAATATGGCCGCAACGCTGGAAACGGGCGTAACCAACGCACCGCAGTCCGGGTGGGTGAATTGGGCGTCGCCTCTCGATGACTGCGCAAGCGGAACTCTGCAAGTCGGGATGTCCGAAAGCCTCTCAGACGCCCTGACGTGGGAATCCGGCGAGGCGAAGCTGCCTGATGGCTCAGTCCAGCTGAGGGCGCGGGGCCATAACATGGCGTTTCGTCGCAATATCCCCGGCGGCGCGACTTGGAAATATGCCAACGGGATTGGCCATATCGTTGGCGCACCAGCGGGGCGGCGATGAGCTTCAACACCACGCTTTCCGGCCCGGAAGCTGTCGCCGTTCGAATGACGAGCAGCGCATGGACAACCATTGTTGATGCGACCGATGAGGCAAAACACGTCTCATGGGTATCGTTCGGCGAACATGCGGGAACGGGCGTTAACCTCACGGTTTCGCTCTACGATGGCACCAACGACCACTATCTATGCGCCGATGGCTATTGCTGGAACGTCCGTGCGCTGGATGCGAAGCAGGCCATTAGCTTCGATGATGTCGTTGTGCCGTTTGGCTGGCTTCTCCGCTCGCAAAGCTCGAACAGCTCCGGGCTTGTCCATGCAACCGGCAAGATGGGGCTAGCGAGCCCGGTAGGCGCTGCCCAGCAGTGAGCGACCGGTTTCGCGTTCTGCCCCCACGCCGCGTCGAGATGCCGGGGATCGACGTCACGATTTGGCTGCAGGCGGGCTACGACGGCGATGTGCCCGTGGCCGGGATATTCGATCTCAAGGGCACGATTGCACTGCCGCCAAAGGCGTGGCTGCGGGTCGTGCGGTCAGAAATGCGGGAACTTGAACGGATCGCCAAGGAAGCCGGATGCGCTGAAATGCGCGTTTCAGGCCGTGACTGGTCTGCGATCCTTACCGATTACGAACCAATGAACGCGCCAAACGTGCGCAATGGACTGCGAAAGGCTCTCACATGAGCGGAAGCGTCGATACCGGCTCCAGCACCACCAAGTCCAACAGCAAGGCTGTCCAGGGCCTGACGGATACGCTGGCCAAGGGCATTCAGAGCAACTATCAGCCGGGCGGCACCACCTATGTTGACCCGTCGCAGACCACGCAGGACGCGTGGTCGCAGATGCTCGGCGTTGCCGGCAATGCGGGCTACGGCTCGGATCTCGCCGCAACTCTCGGGGCCTTCGGCCGCAGGGCCAGTGGCGCGGAAATCGGGCAGGATGCGCCTGGCTTTGCTCAGCTCGAATCCGACCTTACCGACAATGTTCTGACCACCATCGACAGCCGATACAACGATAGCGGCATGCTCGGCTCTGATCGCAATGTCCGCGAGGCGTCTTCCGGTCTGGCGTCTGCTCTTGGCGGGCTCCGGTATGGGAACTATCGCGACAGCATCGGCGACCAGGTCACAGCGGCGGGCATGATTCCCGGCCTCTATGGCGCCTCGCTGGCCCCGGCGTCGATCATGGGGGCAGTGGGCTCCGCTCAGGACGCCAACGCGCAGGCCAAGCAGATGGGCGGCATCGACTACATGCAGCAGTTTGCCAGCCTGTTGCCGGGCGTTTCGGGCGCGGCCGGCACGAAGACTACCGAGCAGATGCCGTGGTGGAAAGTCGGCCTTGGCGGCGTCACCAGCGCGCTTTCATTCCTGTAGGGGGCCAGCATGGCGAGCCTGTTTGACCTGATCGGCCCCGGCGTCACCGAGTGGCGCGACAAGAACAAGAATGCCCTGCTTGGGCTCGGCACGAGCCTGTTGAGTTCCGGCATGGACTTTTCCGGCGTGCAGCGCGGCGCGGCGATGGACCAGGAGATGCAGGAGCGTAGGAAAGCCGAGGAGCGCAAGGCGGCCGAACAGCAGGCTCTGAAGGGCTGGCTATCGCAGGCCAAGCCCGAACTGGCTCCGCTTCTGGATGCCGGGATCGATGGCAACACGCTGGTGTCGCAGGCGCTCCAGCCACCGGCAGGACCAGACTATAGCAATCTTCGCGAGATCAACGGGCAGTTGGTCGATATGAGTACGGGACAGGTCGTTGGTGACTACCGCACCCCCGAGATGCCCGGAGGCGGCAATGCTCCAGCACTGGTGCAAGAGTACGAGTATGCCAAGTCGCAGGGCTTTGATGGCTCGCTGATCGACTACCAGCAGGCCAAGGGCCGCAATTCCGGCACGCCACCCGCCACTATCGCCAAGGAAATCTTCGAGGCCGACGAGGGGGCGCAGGCGGGGCAGAACGTTATCAACGCACTCGACCGGGCGCTGGAACTCAACCAGACGGCTGGAGATGGCCCGCTTGCGGATACTTGGAGCGCTGGTGCTGCCCTGTTCGGCGATCAGCAGGCGGTGCAGACGCAGGAACTCAAGAACATCGTCACGGCCAATGCCCTCGAAAGCCTGAAGGCCACCTTTGGCGCAGCGCCAACCGAAGGCGAGCGCAAGATTCTGCTTGAAATCCAAGGGTCGGTCAACCAGTCGCGGCCGGTGCGGGAAGCCATCTTCAAGCGGGCCAAGGCGGCAGCAGAACGTCGGCTCAAGTTCAACCAGGAGCGCGGCAGCGCCCTTCGCGGCGGCAACTACTTCGATCCCGGTTATAGCCCCGTAGGTGGCGCGCCAGCTGGCAACGTTGACGACATTCTCGGGAAGTATGGTCTCTGATGGCAACGCTTGAGCAGATCGCAGAGGCCATCCGCCGCGCTGATGCCGCTGGCAATGCCGACGACGTCAGGGCGCTCGGGCAGGCATATCGCGCGCTCCAGTCGCAGGGCAATGGCGCTGCCGCTACGGCCAATGCGAGCGCTTCTGCTGCCTCTCAGCGTCTACAGGGCAAGGTGGCCGATCTGCCGTCTCGCCAGCCTGAGCGCCCGAATCTGCTTAACTCGACGCTTGCCACGGTCAACGGGCTTGCTGCCTCTGTGCCGTTCTTGCAGCCTGCAGCCGATGCCATTGGTGGTGGAATCGCGCAGATGACCGGCGGCGACTATGGTCAGTATGTCGACCGGCAGAAGGCCATCCGCGAGGGGCTGGCACAGTCGGCTCCGCTCGCTCGCGGTGCTGGCGAAGTGGCCGGTTTGATCGCTGCGCCATTGGCCGCAGGGTCGACTAAAATCGGCGCAGAGGCCCTTGGCCTTACCGGATCGTTCGGACAGCGGTTTCTTAACTCCGGGCTGTCTGGGCTTGGCATTGGAACCGCTGACGCGCTGTCCAACGGGGGGAGTGGCCTCGGCGCTATCGCTCAGGGCGCATTGTCTGGCGGTGTCGGGGCGGCCATGCCCGTCCTCGGGGCTGGTTTTCGTGCTGCCGGGCGCGGCATTCGTGACAACTTCATCCGTCCGCTTGCCACCCTCGCCAATCGCGAGAACGAGGTCACAAAGCGCATTGCCGGTGCAATCGGGCAGGATCGCGCGGCCGGAGCCGTCATGGGTCAGGGCACGGAAGCCGTCGCCAATCGCGCGGGTGCTGACGTGCTCAATGCAGACCGGTTCGGCTCGGCAATCCGCACCCTTGCGCGCACGGCATCGAACGTCAGCCCGGAAGCCGACAACATCTTCAAGGAGACCACGCAGAACCGGTTCTATGACCAGGGGAAGCGCGCCATAAACTACGTTCGCGCCCTGATGGGCGGCGCGACCGACGATCTGGCGTTGCAGGACAATCTGCGCGCCGCAGCTCGGGCCACAAACAAGACGGCTTATGACGCGGCATATAACGCGCCGATGGCGAAGGCCATCTGGACGCCCGAAATTCGCAACCTGCTTTCCGCAGAGCCCTTCAAGCAGGCGGTGCGCGATGCCGACAAGGTGGGCGCCAACTATGCTGCGATCAGCGGGCAGAAGGCCGTCCGAAATCCATTCACGTTCGATGCCGATGGCAATGTGACCGGCCTTCGCCAGTTGCCGGGCGGCGGCGTCGCTCTGCCAAATCTCGAATTCTGGGACATCGTGCAGCGCAGCCTACGCAACACCGCCGATCAGGCCAAGCGCTCCGGCGACAACCTGCTGGCGTCTCAGGTGCAGCAGATGCGCTCGCAACTGCTCAATACCCTAGACGGCGCCGTCCCGCAGTTCCAGAAAGCGCGCCAAGGTGCGGCTGGTTTCTTCGGCGCAGAGGATGCTATCGACGCAGGCCGCAAGGCGGTCACTAGCACCAAGGCCGTTCCCGAAATCGAGCGCGCCGTCGCTTCGATGTCGCAGGCTGAAAAGGACGCATTCTCGGTCGGCTTCTCATCGGAGATAATCGACGCCATCGGCGCCTCGCGCGACCGGGTGAACGTCATCAACTCCATCTTCGGGTCGGAGTCGGCCCGGAAGCGAATTGCCATTGCCCTCGGCCCCCAGCGCGCACGCGAGCTTGAGGCTTATGTGAAGATGGAGCAGATCCTCGACATGCTCCGTGTCGCCACTCAGGGCAACTCCACCACGGCCAAGCAGCTTATTCAGGCTGGGCTGATGGGCGGCGGCGCTGGTGGGCTAGGCATGATCGCATCGGGTGGCGACTTGGCGACGGGCTTCAGTGCGGCGTCGGTCGCCATCCTCGGCCGCCGTGGGCTTCAGATGCTTGGCAAGTCTGTCGATGACCAGGTGATGAAGCGCGTTGCCGAAGTGCTGTCCTCGACAGACCCGGCGCAGTTGCAGCGGGCCATTCAGAACGCATCGCTATCTCAGCAGCACATGGACGCTATCGACGGGGTTATGCGTGCGCTGGCGGCGACCTCGCGAGGTGCGGGTGTTGCTGGCGCTACCGCCGCGATGCAGCCGGCGAACTAGAAGAACTGCTTCACCAGATAGAGGCCTAGCCCAAAGGCAATAGCCCAAATCCAACCTTGCCAAGTCAGCCACAACGGCGGCTTCGGCTGTTCGTTGTCCTCGCGTTCGCCCATGCATCTCCCTCGGGTTTAGGGCGCGCACAGTAGCACAAACTCGCATCACCTTCCAGACGGCGGCTCTCACGGGCCGCTTTTTCTTTTGAGGCACGCATGGCCAGCATCTACGACGCCATCTTGGCCGGAACCTTTGCCGATCCCGCCATGCAGATGCAGGGTTGGGGCGAGCCGCGCTTGCCGAAGGGGCAGCCCGGCCTACCCAGCCCATCCCCCGGCGCCGGAATGTCCTACGAGGCGCTACAGGCCCTTGGCGGCTGGCAGGTAGATCCTCGCACCGGGAAACTCGCCTACGCCGCGCCCATGCAGCAGGAGCCCGCGCCGTCGCCGCGACTACCTGATCCAGTCATTGCCTATGCGCCGCAATCGGCTGCAAACCCGGCTGCATCTGCGGCGGCCAGCATGGCGCGACCCACCGCTTCGTCCGTCGATCCTCTGGCCGGCGTGCTGCCAAACGCCACAGCCATCCCTCGCGCTCAAGTGCCTGGATACGAGATGGGCGACGGGCTGATCTCGCTGCTCACTGGCGGCAAGACCAATGGGCTCTCTGGCCTGCTTTCCGGCATGGGCGAAGGCGGTCTGCTTGGTTTGCTGGGTGGCGGCAACCGACCGCAGCGCACCGTCAGGCCCATCTCCCAAGTGCAGATGCCCAGCCAACAGTACGACACGGCCAATCGCGAGGCGAGGGCCAAAGCAAGCCAGAAAATCGGCGGATCGCGAGAGTCGGGGAACAGCTCCGGCAACCTGGGCGGGGTGTCGTCCAGCGGTCGCCGCTACGACTACGACAGAAACAAGTGGGTGTGACCTAATGGCCATCAATACTGTCAGCGACTTGGCAACAACGCCATCCAATAATGCCGATTTTCTCGGCTCGGATGCGGCTGGAACGGGGAACGCTTCTGCCATCGATACGGTGCGCCAGAACCTCGGCGCCATCATCGCCCGAGGCTATGGCGACATGGGCGGGCTGGGGACGGTCGGCGGTTCTGCAAATGCCATTACCGTCACGTCGCTTTCGACCTATCAGGTGCTCAGGGCCGGCATCCAGATCAAGTTCAAGGCGAGCGCCGCGAACACTGGCGCGACGACGCTAAACCTCGACAACAATGGCGCCAAAGCGGTTCGCCTCAAGGGCGACACGGCGCTATCGGCAGGGCACATCGCGGCAAACGGCCTCTACGATCTGGTCTATGACGAGGCGTACAACTCGGCGGCCGGTGCCTGGGTACTGCTGAACCCGGAAATTCCGGCTGGCACGTATGTGCAGTTCGACGGCTCCGGCAATCTCGCCATGGCCGACAAGGAAGTGCAGCGCCCGGTTCTGGTGGACTATGGCGAGAAGGTCAACGCCCTCGGCTCCGGCGGCGGGACTCGCAGCGTAGATCTGACGCTCGGCAATGTCGTTTCCGCGACCGTCTCCACCTCTGCGAACACCTTCACCTTTTCCAATCCCTCTGCATCCGGCACGGCGTGTTCGTTCACCCTGATCCTAACCAATGGCGGGTCACAGACGGTGAACTGGCCTGCTTCGGTGGCGTGGCCCGGAAGCTCCGCCCCAACGTTGGCGGCCTCAGGCGTCGATGTGCTCGGCTTCCTGACCGTGAATGGCGGAACGACCTGGTACGGGTTCCCGGGCGGGCTTGATTTCTGATGCCGTCCTTCCATCGGGTTCTACAGGGCGCGGCTGGTAGCGCTGCCCCGGCCGGACAGCAGTTGTTCACGGCCTCTGGCAGCTTCGTTGTTCCAGACGGCTGCCTTACCGTCAGCGCAGTCAATATTGGCTGCGGTCAAGTCGGCACTAGCGGCGCTGGTGGGCGCGGCGGCGATCTGCGCTATGCGACGTCTCTCGCTGTTACGCCCGGCGAAACGCTCACTATCACCATCAGCACCACTGGCGGCACAACCACGATCAAGCGTGGCGCCACCACACTGCTGGAAGCGCGCGGCGGCGTCTCAGGGACCAGCACAGCAACCGGCGGGGCCATTGGCGGCGGCGACGGTGGCAGCGGCCAGGCGGAACACGCCAGCGGCGCTGACGGTGGTGCTGGCGGGGCAGGCGGATATTCCGGCAATGGCGGCGACGGCGGCGTAGGCAGCAGCGGTGCCACTGGCGGCGCGGGGTCGAACGGTTCCGGCGGCGGCGGTGGCGGTGGTGGCGGTGGTGCGAATGGCGGCGGTTCTGGTGGCGGCGGCGGTGGCGTTGGCGTGCTCGGTGCTGGCTCCAACGGAACTGGCGGCTCTGGCGGAACGGGCGGAACGGGCAATGCCGGTCAGTGCGGCACAGGCGGCTCCAGCGGCCTTCCGGGCAGCAGTTCTTCGAGCCGGAATGGCGGCAACTACGGCGGCGGTGCGGCGACAGGCGGCACGGCTGGCGGCGGGGCTGTCCGCATCATCTACGGCACGGGCCGCGCTTATCCCTCGACTGGCGTGGCTGACGTCTAGCGTCCGCTTTTTTATGAACATCCACCAAGAAAGGGGTTAGCCGATGGCGACCTTCGTAAAGTATGAGCCCTTCATCCAGAACCTTGCCGACAAGATCATTGATTTCTTCGGCA